TTTGAGCACCAGCGGTATTCTGTACGCTTGGTGTCCATACGGTTTGTGATTCTTGATTCGACCATCTTACAAACATATCATCTTGAGTGGCTGCAGTTTGCAATGTGGTTTCTGTTCCAATACAAATTAAATGTCGATCGGGAACGGATACGACCATGTCTCTTGAAGCCGTTGGAACTTCTGTTCCTGATACTACGACCGCTCTTACATTTAGATTAGGAACCGAAGGCTCCCATTTAAATATTTTTTTATTATGAACTAAAGCTAATAGATCTTCACCATAGTTTAAAAGTCTCCATTGACCGGGTTCAATAACAATATTAGAACTAGTACTTGCGCTACCCCAACCGACAAAGTCTGTGGCATCACGAGTTATAGTTCCATTCGCATGTTCGACATCACTAGTTCCTCCTGCTCCTCGAGTAAATCCAGAAAGGGTATTCGTTCCTGTGTTGTTGGTTGTATAAGTAATTAATTCATTCTCAATTAAAATCGTTCCACCGCCTGCAGCTGTTGTTGGAAACGCAGAGGTACTTGTAAAAGTACAAGAGCTTGCTCCTGCAGCTAAGACACCTCCATTATTAATAGTCGTTGATGTAACGGGAGTTGTATATCCTCCGAAAGTATTGGTACCCCAACCATAGCCATAACCTTGACTAATGGGTCCAATGACATAATAAAAATCTATTGTTGTGGATCCTCCGGTAGCACTTCCCGAAGCATTACTACCCATTTCAATTTCCATGGTTGTAGCGCTCGGTACATTTTTTACTTCAAATAAAATATCTTCAAAATCAGCATCAGTAAATCCTGTTCCTCCAGGAACGGTAACAGCATCTAATAAAATAATATCTCCCACATCCGCACCATGAGCGGTTCCTGTTGTAAGAGTAACAGTTGCATCCCCATTCACCATAGTGAAAGTACAACTGGTTTGTTGTCTGCCTGTATCTAAAGGAGTGATGTCATAGACTGCACCTTCATAATAAATGTATAAACATTTATTAGTTCCAATCGCAGCATATTTATTACCTGCTAAATCTACCCAGGTATGTTGATCACGACCGGCTCCGATAAGTTTATCGGCTACCAGTTGTTGCCATCCTCCGATTTTTTCAGGAAAGCCATATCTAAATCGAGAGTAATCGGCGTTAACCCACTTACCTTCTGCTCCTGTATCTGAGGACTGCTTATCTAATCCAGGTTTTAATCTGATCTTATGTAGCATAGAAAAATCCGTTTAGAACAAATTATACTATATTTTTGAAGAGATCAACCTAGTTTAGGTATACCGAGAATAGGTCTTTTATCATATAAATTGGTCTTTGCATATGGACCATCAGCATGATTATAATGTAGAAAGACTTGGCCGCAGAGTTTACCTTGGAAAGGTTCTCTCCAATGCTCTAATTCACAACCTGAATATATAATCATATCTCCTGGGCCTAATGTATAGGGAATACCTTTAGGAGCTCCAGGTTTATGGACACCTTTATATTCATCAATAACATTATCACTTCTAGTAGGGTCTATGAAGATAGGCCATGGGTCTCCCCCTAAATTAAGGGTGGTAGATATTTCACAGCTAGGTCTATCTTTGTGTCTGTTTAAAATATTACCGGTTCTGTATAATCTACAATAAGCATAAGTGGGAATTAATTTTAAACCTGTTTTCTTTTCCATTACAGGAATAGTCTTAATAAGTAATGTTTCCATTAAACGATCTGCATACTTTGCATAAGAATTGGGGACTTGTGGGTCTTTAAAATTACCCACTAAAAAATTTTTTTCATGAGTATTACCTGTTTTTAATAGCCACTGATCGGCTTCGGCTGAGATTTGTAAATAACGATAAGCTATATCACACACTTCTTTGGACACAGCTCCTTTAATAAGTTGATATTTATCTTTGTTAAATGTAGGCATCGACTACTTTCTGATATTCGGGAGGCATAATCAGATCAATGCGTCCTTCCTTATCTCGTCTTATTTGTAAGTGATCTTTTAATTTAAATAAAGATCTAATCTCGTCATCCGTTTTTAATTCTCTTCCTTCTAAATCAAATGTTTCTGGAGTCCAAATATTAACAATGATAGGAATTTCTTTAATCCCTAGTTCTTTAGCAACAGCCATTCTATTATTGCCCACTATTATTTTAATCTTAGGTCCATAATCGTGTCCATACTCAGCATACACGGGTTCTAAAATTCCGTGTTTTTTAATGGAAGCTGTTAATTTATTTTTAAATTCTTTTTCTTCCTTATGAAACTCGGGTCTATCTANGTAATGAATTTGATCAATAGGTAGATTTGTGTAAATTAGTTTAGTTTTCATTATTAAGAATTCTCATCTTACTTTCAATAATTGTTTACAATTAGGGACATTGTCCACTATATTAATTTTTTTATTCATTGCCCGGGCAAGCGCAAGTAATGAATAATAAACGTACTTGCTTTGTTTGGCCCAGTCAAAACTTTCGCAAACCAGTATCCTGCTATATTTAATATCTGATATATCTTTAAGTTGAAAATAACGTTTAAAAATAGGAAGTTGTCTTACTTTAGCAAGGTTAGCTTCTATAAATTCGATAAATCCTGAGTGATAATTCGAGACCCAAATATACCCTTTAATTTTCTTATAACGAATAAGGGCTAAAACCCATGAGGCTTCATCCATGATTCCTTTATCCATATCCTTGTATTGTTTATCGTTGTAACCTGTGTCGTGATGTTCATCAATATTAACTAAAATAGTATTAGGGGAAACAAAAGGATAATGAAAGTGATGTTCTTCGGAGAAATAAACTTCTTTAACATCCTTAACCTTATCTATAAAGTAGGAGAGAAGTTCTTGATGCTGGGAGGGAGATCTTACCCAGTCACAATCAATACTTAAAATGTAATCATCTCGCATTAGTGATGGAGACACCTTTCGTTTTTTAAACTTTGCTATCATTAGGAGTTTGAATAAAATTAAAAGATACAGATACTCTTAAACTTTTATCTCCTTTAGCTTTAGTATTATTGTCTACTACACCATGAGGAACCCATGATGGAAACATAATACATCTTCCTTCTACCGGTGGAATATTTGTCACTCTCCATAGAGAGCTAGGAAGATTAGGTACCCTTCTAGGTAATTGAATATTGGCTCCTGGTCTGGGATCTTCTAACCATAAACACCCTGAGTCTTTAGGAACTTGAACATAATAAACTCCTGAAAAATCTGAATTAGGATGTATGTGATATTTATTATAAGCGTGAGGTGGATTAATATTAGCCCACATATTACCTAACCCTATGTTAGGTTCCATTCCATAATCTTTAAAAATTTCGTGCATCATAACAAAAAGATGATCACATAAAGGTTTATATTCTGGTTTATGATTCATGTCTGTAGGACTATGCCATCCTCCCCCTGAATTAGTTTTATCTAAACTGGGTTCTCTTTGAGCCCAGGCTTTAATAAGCTTAAAAAGTTGTTTATTTAAATGCTTGGAATCTGGAAAATCTTTAAAGTAAATAGGTGTGGGCCACATTAAGTCCCTTTTTAATTTGAATTGATTCATCGTAGCGGGGGACCTCCAAACCACATCACTAAAGAATGTCTTACCCCTTTTTTAACAGGGGCTACTCGGTGTCTTAAAAAGGAAGCAAAGAAAATAGCTTGTCCTCGTTTTAAATCATTAATTTTTTTCCCTTTATCCATAAATTCTAATTCTCCTCCTTTAAAGTCGGAAGGATCAGAAAGTAAAAGAGTCATAGATATTTTTCTAACCGTAGGCTGATGCTCAAAATTAGTATCAGAATCCATATGCCAATCATAAAACCCTCCTTTAGGATATTCGGTAAATTGTGCAAGTTCTGTTACTCCCATACCCTCAAAACCAAAATGATTACCATTCACTTTTAACATTTGGTCTTCTATTTGTTTGTACATTTCTGGCATCTCTTTAAAAGGAATCCAACTAATAGTAGTAACTCGTTTTTTTGTATCCGCTTTACCACCGTGGATTCCAGCGCCCACTAGAGCCTTTCGTGGTTTTAACGAACGCCCTTTTTCAATAACCATTTGACATTGTTTAGGAGTAAACATAGGCTCATTAGTCATTGCGATATATGATTTCCATTGAGGTTCAAAAATTATCGGCATTACTTTCCCATCTCACCAGCGGTTCTAGAAGCCACAGGATCATAATCTACATCCACATTACAAACTAATGTTCTTCTTTTTTCTTTTGTAGAATTAAATGGATAAACGCAATGTCTCACGTCATAGGGAAACACATAAAAATCTCCAAGTTTAACATTCGGTGAATAATCTGTTTTAGCAAATTGACCAGCAGCTGCTCCTGAAATTTGAAGTCTCCCATTCATGGGTTTTGATTCTGCTGAATATTCCACACCATAATCAGATGGAAGTTTCATAATCATAACGGAAGAGAGACCGGTAAATAATTTACCTTGATGAATATGGATAGGATTATATTCTCCTGCTCTCATTTCATTAACCCAAATAGAATTTATATTCGTCGTATAACCATAAATTTTATTCCAATCTAAATAATGTTTAAATACAGAATAAAACCACTGCAATAAATCAGTTGGTAAAAAATTATGTTGATGCATCTTGTCATTGTTGGGCCCTGCATAATGAAGTGAAACTTCATCTTTAATTTTACCCACAAGTTGTTTGTTAGCTTTAGGTAATTCTTTTTTTCTTTTTTCGTAAATTTCTGTGAGACCAGCAAACACGTCTACCGGTGTTTTGTATTTTAAGACTGTTTGACCAAAGTATACAAAGTCAAAATTCATACTCTACTTTCTTTTGAGTTGCTTGGGTTTTTTGCTATCCAGTGATAATGTTTTTTCTGCTATATTTTTTTCTAAAGATTCTAGTTGTCCTAGTACATTAAACACTTCTGGTTGGGAAGTACCCGGTGTAATAGTTTTTTGTTGTTCTCGTAATCTTAATAAATATGAATTGGCTTGATGCGTATTTACATCTCTATCATCAAAAGAATTATCATGAAATTCTTTTTTAAGTTTAGACCAAGTAGCAACTTCTCTCATTCTATGTTTAGCTACCAATTCCATTTGAGCTTTCCCATAGAGTTTTTCTTCTAACTCTACTTGTTTCATTTTTTTATCTAAAGGGTCTTTTTCTTTCTTGATATCTCTTTTTAATTTTTCTATTTCAATATCATTTTTTCTAGAGTCAAAAGATAGATGAACTAAATTTTCAAAGTGTGTATTCTGTTCTCTAACCGACTGCCAATATTTAGCAGCTCTAGTTGGATATTTATTATCGGATAACACCGAAAATCTCATTTCAGTTTCTGTTCTGAACATCTGTTTCTTCATCCAAGTATCTTGAAGTTCAGGTATAAGTTTTTTGAACTGAACGACATCTTGTTTATCCAAGATTTTAGTTAAGTACTTCGACTCAGTTTCTAGCTTTGCAACAATATTACGTTTTTCTTTATTCATTCTGTTCTCCTTTTACATCTTTTTAAATATAAACACAAGAGATAATCTCTTGATCTATATCAATTTTATGAAGTAGTTACTGTTGCTACCGCTAAAGCGGCTGTCCATTCTTCGGACTGACTTTCTGCTGGTGGGCCTCCACCCGCTGCAAGAGTGTTTGCAGCTGAATTTTTAGGTGCTGATGGTCTTGCAGCATTAGCCAAATCAGCAACTTCTGTCCAGCTTGTTCCATCAAAAATTTCTGTATTAGCTAAATCAAATGGGGGGCCTCCACCAAAAGTTAATGCGCTTGTTTGAGTACCTGAACCAGCATTGAAAAACCTAGCAGTGTTCATATCATTGACTTCTGTCCAACTTGTTCCGTCCCATTTTTCTGTTTTTCCTGTGGCTGGTTCTCCACCAAAAACTAATCCTGCTGCTTGTGTTCCTGCTCCACCTCCACTTATTCTAGCTGTATTTAAATTATTAACTTCTGTCCAAGCAGATCCGTTCCAGCTTTCAGTATCTGCTGTAGCAGTTGTGGTATAACCACCTGCATATAAAGTAGCAGGGGCAGCTAAACCAACACCCATACCTTGTCGTCTTGCAGTATTTATATCTGTTGTTTCTGTCCATGCAGAACCATTCCAAGACTCTACGTTTGCAATATTTGTATCAAGACCTGCAATCTCTAATGCATTTGTTAAAGTTCCAGTTCCAGCAGCTTTATCTCTTGCTGTATTTAAATCAGCGTCTTCTGTAAAAGCAGTTCCATTATAAGATTCATTTAAAACTGAAGTTGAGGCTGTAGATGTTCCACCACCAAATATTCTTGCAGATGACTGACCTGATCCCGATCCTGCTGCATAAAATCTTCCCGTATTCATTGTTCCACCAGAAGCCCATGCTCCTGTAGGTATAGAACCTTCATAACCTTTTAAAGCCCCAGTAGTTGAATTATACCAGAGATCTCCTTCGACTAAAATTGCAGCTGTAATAGCTGGAAAAGACCATTCTTCTGTTGCAGTTGTTGCACTAGGAGTCTTTCCTGATGCACCTAATGCAGATGTATTACCTGCTCCCGCAGCACCCATTTCTGATCGTGCTGTACTTAAATTATTGACTTCTGTCCAAGATGTTCCATCGTAAGATTCTGTATTAGTTGTAAGAGATGGATTACCTCCTCCAAAACTTAAAGCCGAAGTCTGAGTACCACATACTCCATTAAAATTAACTGCGGTGTTTAAATTAGCTCCTTCAGTCCAATTTGTGCCATCCCAATATTCAACATTAACTGTTCTCCAAGGAGAAGAAGGAATTTCACCACCAGCACCTAAAGCTGCAGTTTGAGTTCCAGTACCAAACACTACTTTTGGAGTGTTTAAATCATTGACTTCTGTCCAAGAAGTCCCATTCCATTTTTCAGTTACTGCTTGATAAGGAGGTCCTCCACCATAGCCTAAAGCAGCTGTGCTTGTTCCAGCTCTTCCAATTCTCATTCTTGCAGTGTTTAATTCATTTACCTCTGTCCATGTACTTCCATTCCAAGTTTCAGTATTATCCATATTGGGAGTTCCAGGACTTTGACCGCCGGCATCGACAGCTGCTGTAGTTGTTCCAGACAGTCCACTGTTAGCCCTTCCAGTGTTTAAATTATTGACTTCTGTCCATGTGGATCCATTATAAGTCTCCACATCAGCCGTAGATGTATTACCTCCAGCTAAAATAGCTGCAGTTTGAGTTCCGTCTGCACCTTGGCACACATCGTTTCTTGCGGTATTTAAAGCTCCACCGCTAGCCCAAGATCCTTCATTTGCAACAGGGTCAGAATCTAATGATTGAACTGTAAATCCTTTTATGTCTCTATAATTTGCCATATTAACTTACCGTAATTGTATAATTTGCTAAGCTCACTGCCCATTCTTCAGTAGCTGCTCCACCCGGAGCAGTTCCACCAAAAACTATTCCTGCAGAAGTGCCAGTTCCTGATGACATGTTACCACCACAATTTCTACCTATTGAAAGATCTCCTACTTCGGTCCAACTTGAGCCATCAAAATATTCTGTAACTGCAACATTTGAACTTCCGTCATAACCAGCCGCAACTACTTGTGCAGTTTTAGTTCCAAATCGAAAACCGCCTTGTCTTCCTGTATTTAAATCTGCTACCTCTGTCCAACTTGTGCCATCATACTGTTCACAAACTGCCTGTGAACTATCGCTAGGATTTTGACCGCCGGAACATATAGCTGCGGTAGGACTACCTGATGCCATAGCAGCAGATCTTCCTGTATTTAAATCTCCAACTTCAGTCCAATTTGTTCCATTAAAGTTTTCTGTTATTCCTGAATTTGGTGCATTACCTATAGCTAAACCTGCTGTTTGTAATCCACATCCTGCTACATAAAGTCTAGTTGTATTTAAATCGTTCACTTCTGTCCAAGATGTACCATTCCAACTTTCATTTGCGTCAGTAGCACTAGGTGTTCCTCCTCCAAAACCATTTGCTGCACCTTGAAGTCCAAAACCACCTAAATTATTTCGCCCCGTATTCATATCATTTACTTCAGTCCATGCTGATCCATTATAAGATTCTGTAACTGTTGATCTTGATGGTCTATCTCCAGCAAAAACTAAAGTTGCTGTAGGTGTTCCATTACTTGCTCCTCCAGCATTTGTTCCTGGAGCATTTAAATTTCCACCAGAAGCCCATGTGCCTCCTGGTACTTTTACTTGTGAAACTTTAAAAGCGTTTGTTGATGAA